CTTAAATGGGGTAACGTCAAATGGGATGAGAACGAACCGGAAACGGCGCGTTATGAATGCCGCAAATGCAAGGACTCATGGACGGATTTAGAGCGCAAGCAACGCATTGGGAAGGGGCGCTGGACTGCATCGGCACCATTCAAATCAACGGCAGGGTTTCATCTAAACGCGCTTTCCTCGCCTTGGACAACGCTCGGAGGTTTAGCCCGCGAGTTTTTGGAAGCAAAACACCATGGTCCAGAATCGCTCCGGGTATTCGTGAATACGGCACTTGCTGAATGCTGGACCGAATCAAGCGAGGAAATAGACGAGCATGATCTTAAATCAAGAGTCGAAAAATACGATTCCGAGATTCCAAATAATAATGTGGTCTGTCTCACGGCAGGTATTGATATTCAGTCAGACCGTTTGGAAATTCTTACTTGCGGCCATGGTCATCTTGATGAGCTTTGGATGCTTGATTGCCGCATCATTTACGGTAATCCCGCTACTGATTATGTATGGACTGAGGCGGCTGCTTATCTTAAACGCCCCTTCAAACATCCGTCCGGTAAAGAACTGCGAATCGTTAGGACGTTTGTGGACTCGGGCTATGAGACGCAACGGGTATACCGATTCGTCGCACAAATGGCAGGACACGGCGTCTGGGCATCGAAGGGAGTAGGCGGTACCGATCGGCCGCCCGTGGGGCGCCCCTCTAAAAACAATTCGGCCCGTTGCAATGTGTTTCCCATTGGCACGAACCATATCAAGACAGTGATCTTTTCGAGGATGCGCAACAGCGAACCCGGGCCGGGATATTACCATATCGGGCAATGGGCCGATGATGAATTCATCCGTCAGTTAACATCAGAGAAAGCAGTGAAGCGCTACGTTAAAGGGATTCCGCATCTTGAATTCAAAAAGGTACGCGAAAGGAATGAAGCCCTTGATTTGCTTGTTCTTAATATTGCCGCCTTTTCGACGCTTAATGCAGACACGAAACGCATACAGAAAAACCTTTCCGAAGTAAGAAAACCAGAAGCGCAGCCGAAACCCAGGATTCAGAAATCATGGGTTTCAGGCGTCAGGCGGAATAATGGCAAATTTATTTAGTTCCTCGAATTATCCAACCCGTGAACCGGGACTGGCGGAATACGGGAATCCGATTGTCGAGGGGGACTTCATCCCGTGGAAAAAGACGGGGGTAGAAGACGATTACCCTGCTGCGTCTTATTCGGTTGCATATCAGGCAACCTTGAACGGGACCGCATCGACTAATTTCACCGTCAGTGGAAGCGTTTCTGATTCCGAATGGATATTCGAAATAGCGGCGGCAACCTCCGCGAATTATACGGTTGGAATCTACCAGTGGAATCTATACGTTACGCGCACTTCGGACTCGGAACGCGTCAGGCTCGACTCGGGAAGCTGGGAGGTTGTCCAGAATATCGCGTTGGATACCTCAACCGATCCACAAAGCCATGCGCGAAAAGTCTTATCGGCAATCGAGGCAACGATTGAAGGACGCGCAACCGTGGATCAATCTAGCTATTCGATTGCAGGGCGTTCCTTATCGCGCATGAGCATTGACGAACTGCTCCTTTTTCGGGACCGATACAAATCAGAATGGATAACCGAAAAACGGCTTCAACGCGCACAGAAGGGCTACGGGCATGATGGCATCATCTTAACCCGATTCGCGCATTAACATGGGCTTTCTAAAGCTATTCAAGAGCAAGAAAAAGAACAGTTCGCGCCTATCAATGCAGGATATAAGAGCACTTAACCGGAGACAATTTGACTCGGCGAAATTCGATAACATCTTTAGCGGCTGGACGGGTACGAATTCAACGCCTGACGAAGAGCTTAGAGGGGCGCTCCCTACCATCCGCGCCCGTACTAGAAGCGTTTGCCAAAATTCGGAATATGCGCGGAAGTTCCTTGCAATGACAAAGCAAAACGTCATCGGCCCGAAGGGCATTAAGTTCCAGGCAAAGACGCGCCGCCCCGACGGCTCGCTTGATCGGGTTGATAACGACTATTTGGAATCATCCTTTTTCGAATGGGCAATCAATAAGGATTTCTGCTCAATCGATGGGCGTCAAGACTGGATCGGAATCCAAAACCTAGCAATGGAGACGCTTGCCCGCGATGGTGAATGTTTCATCCGTCTGATGCGAGGCGATGAGGATAACCCCTTCGGGTTGTCTTTGTGGGTGCTGGAAGGTGATGCCATCCCGATAAACCACAATATCCAGACGAAGAATCAGGAATATATAGTTATGGGCATCGAACAAAACCAGTTCGGACGCCCCCTCGCATATTACCAGCAGGTAAGAACACCGACGGAGCAATACAACTACCAGTTTGATTCGAAAACAGAACGCGTCCCAGCATCCGAAATGATTCATTTGTTTATGCAGGAACGCCCTGCGCAATCACGTGGAATCCCTTGGATGCAGTCGGCAATCAGACCGCTTGAAATGCTGAATTCCTATTCTGAAAGTGAATTAGTCGCTAGTCGCATTGGCTCATCAAGCATGGGGTTTTTCAAATCTCCCGGTGCAGATTCCTACTCGGGAACCGCTGAGGATTCCGACGGGAACCTAATCACGGAATTTGCCCCCGGCCAGTTCCAGCAACTACCTGCCGGGATGGAATTTCAATCGTTCGATCCGCAACACCCGACAACTGCATTCGGCGATTTCGTCAAATCGATTCTGCGCTCAGTTGCTAATGGGTGCCTCGTTTCCTACAACGCACTTGCCAACGATTTGGAAAGTGTTAACTACTCTTCCCTTAGGGCAGGAGCAAGAGAAGAGCAAAGCCATTGGAAATCGGTGCAGGAGTTCTTCATCAGCGGGTTTATGTATCCCGTTTACCGCGAATGGGTACGCATGGGAATCACTACCGGACGGCTACAGCTTCCCATGTCCAAGCTCCGTAAATTCGAGGAGGTCAAATTTATCGGGCGCGGTTGGGAATGGGTTGACCCGGAGAAGGAACTGAAGGCGAAAAAGCTCGCCCTTGAAATGGGGACAACATCATTGAGCGAAATTGCGGCGGAGCAAGGCAAGGAATGGACCGATGTGCTGGCGCAGCTTACCGCTGAAAAGGATGTGGCGGCTGGGTTGGGGCTAACACTAACCCAGCCCGTAAGCGATCCACCTACTGAGACGATTGAAGTTGAGGATAACCGCTCTGAAGAAATTGAGGAGACTCAAACATGAATAAAGAATCACGAATTATTGAAACCGGAATATTTCAGCGTTTTGCTGAAATGGAAACCGAGACGGTTAGCGATGAATCGCGCACCGTTGAAATGGCATTCAGTTCTGAAGCGCCCATTGAAAGGCACTTCGGGACCGAAGTTCTAGACCATGCGCCTGATAGTGTTCGGCTTGGCCGCTTGAACTCTAACGGGCCGGTCTTATTTAACCACAACATCGATGATGTTATTGGCGTTGTGGAATCGGCAAGAATTGACAAGGATAAAGTTGGACGCGCTCAAATTCGGTTTGGCAAATCGATGCGGGCAGATTCGGTTTTCCAGGATGTCAAGGATGGAATCTTAAAATCCGTATCAGTCGGTTATGCAATTCACCGGATGGATCAAACGAAGGAAACCCCGCCCGAATTCCGCGTTATGGATTTCGAGCCTTATGAGGTTTCAATCGTCTCCATTCCAGCCGATACCTCGGTCGGTATCAATCGGGATGAAGAACATAAATTCCAGACTGAAATTTTAGAAATAAAACCAGACAAGGAAGTTATGGAAAAGACACAAACCGAAGTCATCGAAGAGCGCATTGATACTACGAACGTGGTTGAAAAAGCGCGGGCCGATGAGCAACGCCGCGTCCGCGAAATTACGAGTTATGGGCGCGAACACAAAGAGCAGGAACTTGCTGACCAGTTCATTAAGGACGGCAAGAGTGAGGGCGAATTTGCAAAGGAAGTTTTAACGCGAATTCAAAGCCGCCCAAAAGAGCATTTCGACGTAGGCTTGACTAAAAAGGAAACCCAGCGTTTTTCATGGATGAAGTTGATTAATCACATGGCAAAGCCCGGTGATGAGAAGTGCCGACGTGAAGCCGAGTTCGAGATTGATACTTGCATCGCAGCCGAGAAATCGATGAACCGCGCCCCTCGCGGTTATTTCATTCCAAACGAGGTTTTGAATGATAGACGTATCAAAACGCGTCCACGCTACGGAACACGCGAACTTCAAGCAGGATCGGGAGACGGTGCTAATCTAGTCCCTACCATCCTCGACGCGTCCAGTTTCATCGAGTATTTAGACAATGCAATGGTAACAGTTCGGGCCGGTGCAACCGTACTGCGAAACTTGGACGGCATTATCAAGATACCTCGCAGAGACGAAGCAATCACAGGCGGCTGGCTTGCGGAATCCGCAGACGCGGGAGACGTAACCCCGAGTTACGATCAGGTGACGCTTCAACTTAAAACATACGGACTTCGTGTGGATTTGAGTCGGCAATTGAGACTCCAATCATCCATGTCCGTTTCCAGCCTAGTCGAATCCGAGATAAGTCTGGCCTGTGCGTTGGCGCTGGATAAAGCGGCAATGACGGGAGACGGAAGCTCCAATTCACCGACGGGTGTAGGCGCTCAATCTGGCGTGGGGATTCAGGCATTGGCTGTAATTAACCAGATAACTTTTGCAGAAGCGGTAGGACTCCAGACGGACGTTTTAACCGCGAATGCGTTCTTTGGTGATTTGGCTTATGCAATTCACCCTGTCTTAGCAGGTGATGCGAAAAGCCGAAGCCGTGATTCTGGGTCAGGCCGCTACGTTATGGAAAACGGAGAGATTGACGGATACCCCACATATATAAGCGCACAGGTTGCAGACTTGGGTGCGAGTGGGGCGAATAACGCAATTTTTGGGAACTGGCGTGACTGCCTAATCGGTTGGTGGAGTCCGGGGATCGATGTCGCTGTTCATCGCGAATTCGATGATGGAAGAATCAGGCTTCTGGTCTTCCTCGACGCGGATTGTAATGTACGTCATGCCGGTTCATTCAGTCGTACATCTAATCCATAACGGGTTTTGTTAACAACCAAAACGGGAAGCGGTCTTGTTTCTGGGGCCGCTCCCCATTCAAACGAAGGGCCGACGATGGAGATTAAAGTATTGCGCGGTTTTGTCTTTGAGGGGAGAGATATAAGGAAGGGTTCGGTTGTAGACGTTCCTGAAAACTTCGCCCGTCAAATGATCCATCTAGGACGGGCGGAACCGGCGGAGAACGGGCCGAAACGGAAAGCAGGGCGTCCGAAAAAAAGTGACTGATGGGAGTCGAAAGCGCGTCCGATCTTAGCGATTTCTTCAGCACTAACGATTTCGCGGTAGCGGCAACTTATACGCCCAGCGGCGGGAGCGCTTCAACGATTAACGTTATATTCGATAAACCGTTTTCAAGCGTCCCATTGGATACAGGAGAGCAAGACGTTGAAAGTAATGTGCCTACGGCGCTATGCATAAGTTCTGATGTAAGTTCAGTCGCGCATGGGGATGCGCTCGTTGTCTCGGCAACTACTTATAGCGTCGTAGGAGTCCAGAAATCTGCCGGGAGCGGATTTCAGGACTCTACTCTTCTAATCCTTGAAGAGCAGTAATGGCAAACCTTCTGCGCCGCCGTATAAGGGACCGCATTAAAACGGATTTGACCGGACTCTCGACAACTGGCGCAAACGTATTTGTGGGGCGTGTTTACCCCGTTGAGGAATCAAAGTTGCCTTGCTTACTGGTTTACGAAACCAGTGAGGTGATCGAGCAGGGAACAGTTAGCGTAGCGGGAACCCGTACCATGATTTCAACGCTTGAAGTTCAAATCGAGGGATACGCGCAAGGGGGAGACGGCGAGGCGGTACTAAACACGCTCGCAGGGATTCAGAAAGAAGTACAGGTAGCGATGGCGGCGGATACCTCAATTGGTTCCCTTGCCATGGATTCCGTGCCAACAGGGGCTGAAATATCGCTTAGCAGCGAAGGGAAAAAGCCAACAGGCTCGAACCGGGTTACTTATCAAATCGAATATGCGTTCGCAGAGAACGCACCCGACGTACCAACAGGAACACCATGAAAATCGATATTCAATTAACCAAGGATTGCATCATTTCAGGTGATGCGAAAAAGGCGGGTGACGTTGTATCCGTTAATCTGCATCGTGCAGAGAAACTTATTAAGCGTGGACTTTGCTCCATGCATGATAAGAGCAAACCATTGAAATCATTAAAGAAAGGGTAGAAAATGGCAACGCATAAAGGGTCTGAAGGACTCGTCAAAATCGGGTCAAATACCGTCGCTGAAGTGGTAGATTTCTCGTTCGACGAAAACGCCGATACCATTGAGACAACAGCGCTCGCAAATTCGGCTCATAGTTTTGTTTCCGATCTAGTCGGCTGGAGTGGTTCTGTGAATTGTTTCTGGGATGAAACCGATTCAACGGGTCAAGGGGCAATGACCGTAGGCGCGTCTGTGACGATGGTTTTATATCCAGAAGGCGCGGACTCTGGCGATTCATACGCCCAAGGCACGGCATTGATTTCAACGATTAGCCGAGCCAATGCAATTGGTGCGATGGTTACAGCTAATTTCAGTTTTACCGGGACTGGCGCTCTGGCCTGGGCCACGGTTTAACCTGTGTCGGAAATACTGGAAGCGGCTAAGACTCACTTCCGTGAAAAGTTAGCGGGCAAGCTGGATCATTGCGAGGTTCCCGAGTGGGCAGTAAACGGGAAACCTTTAAAAGTCTTTTTCAAGGCTTCAATGAATATGTCCCAGCAGGAACGTATCCAGGCCATTGCCGATAATGACAAAAAGGGCGAGGCGGTTTGTGAGACGATCATTCAGCGGGCATTGAATGAGGACGGAACGCGGATGTTCAAAAGTGTTGATAAAATGGAACTGATGCGCCACGTCGATCCTGCTGTTTTGTCTAAGATCATCCTTGCAATGGTCAACGATGAAACCGATGTTGAGGAAGCCGTAAAAAACTAAAAAGCGATCCTACTTTATATCTACTATTTCAGTTAGCGGAGGTTCTGCATAAATCGCTTGAAGAGATTATGCAACTCTCGACTCTCGAAATAAAAGGTTGGATCGCCTACTTTCAAATAAAAGAGGAACGTGCCGAAAGTAACCGTTGATATTGATGCGCGTAACAACACGCAAAAGGCGTTTGGCGCAGTCAAAAAATCGACGGACAAATTGAAGAAGTCATTCGGCGGATTAAAGGGCGCAATCGTCGGGGCGCTAGGTGTTGCAGGACTCGGTGCCATGAC